GTTATAGCCTGTACCGTCATCTCCGTTATCTTGCCGATCTAGTAACCACTCTTTCATTTTACTCATTACTCTCTCCCTCTTTCGCTAAGTCTGTGCATAATTCACAGGTATTTTGTCCGTTAATTACTTGTAAAACTTCATAGCCTGTATCTCCACACCAAGCGCAGCTATAGGTCATTGCCCTCTCCCTCGTTAGTGGGTAGTACTCTACCCTTCCACTGGCTTTCGATTATCTCAACCTGGTCCTCGTGTCCTAATAGCGTGCTCCAGTCCCACGCTCTCGGATCTCCGTCATAGGTCTCTATCTCCAGCGTTACTAGGTAGCGGTCTTTCATTGCTTGCCCTCTCCCTCAATTATAGTCAGCGTGTAGCCTCGATCCAGCCCCTCTATGTAAGCGTCTAACACCGCAAGAGCTGTTGCATAATCCCATTGAACGGGTGTTTTAATTATTATGCTCATTACTTGCCCTCTCTCTCTTTCATAATCTGCGGTAGGTTTAGTAACCGTCTAACCTGAGCCAATTGATCTAGTCTGCCTTGGTAATAGTTGCGGTCATTACTCTCCGTACCGGTACTAAGTCTCTCTAGCACCCACTCGGCTTCAACATTTAAGAATTGCTCCAACTCTTTCATTTACTTACCCTCTCTCTAGTAATTTAATAGCCAGGTTTAGAGCTTCGGTAGCTCTCGCCCTCTCCTGCTCGATAGTCTCCTTACTAAAGCGCGGCGCGGTGCTGGCATCGAAAGACTTTTGTATGATGTTTAGATAGTTGATCGCCTCTTTTGTGTTCATTGCTTAGCCTCCTCTCCCACAATAATTACCTTATCGCTTTCGTATCGCTGACAGTATGCTTTTGCTACCGCGAAAGAGCTAAAGATTAGGCGAAAGTCTGTCTCAATGTTAAACATCATACGCCCCGCTCTCCACTCTCCAGGCTTGATACGGTAAGCGTAATACTGTCCGTTTACTGTCTCCCTCAATTGTGTACCTGTAATGCTTGCGCCCTTCCACTCTAGCGTTACCGCCGATTTAGTTGCGTACATAATTAACCCCTTTACTTAGTAAACCCCGGCTAGGTACCGGCTCCCTCTCCCTTACCCGTAAGCAAGGGAGGAGAGTCACCCACCTAGAGACCTACACACTCCGACATTGATCCGATACACCACCCCAAAAGGTCGGCATTAGGTGAGCCGATACCTACCCACCACCAGGAGCCAGACACCCACACAATTAGGGCAAGGCCTAGCGCTATTGCTAGCGCCCTGACCCTTTTACCTCGCTTAGTTAGTCTCATTAGATCCACTCCTGTTTTAATAAGTAGCCAGGGTCTCCCTCTAGGTTGAGGTCACGAAAGAGAAAAGCTGAAAGTGAATAGACGGCGTGGAAGCCCATATCCATACCGCAGCCACTAACACGCATAACCCGAGACCCGTTTACATCGACTAGGGAATAGTCAAGGGCTTTTGCGGCGTGGTAAGTGATGTTACACAGTTGCCCGTCAATTACTACATAAAGGGACATAGTGCGAGACATACCGCTAGAAGATACGCTCCTAACTACGGTATAAACCTTATCGCCTGGCTTTAGGTAGTAAGATAGGAGGCGCTCTTTAGACTCCTCGCGGTCTGCTCTTTTCTGTGATGCCTTGCTCATAGTTGCGTTCATTTAGTTATTCTCCTTAGTTAGTTGGCAGTTGGTACAGGTAAAAGATTGGTGAACATCGCTATCGTTAAAGGTAGAGCCCTGGTCTGCGGTGAATTGATCGCCGCAAGATCCGCAAGAATAAAGGTTCATTTATTTATTCTCTTTTCTTGTACATACTTTGCACATACCGGCTTTGCGTAATTGCGTATCTATTCCACATCTAGGACATTTCATTACTTTGCCTCCGTTTTATACCCGCACTTAGGACACTCTTGATAGTGCTTAAATGGTTTACAGCTAATGATCGTATTGCCATACATATCGGCATTGCACTTTGGACAGTTCATTTATTTATCTCCTATCGATTCATTGACGGGGTTATTGCCCAAAGGCGGGCACACTCTTTGCAGATTCCACGGCCTTGCTTTGGATCAAGAATTGCGACTAGGTTCATCGCCTTTTCGATTTCGCCATCGTTGATCATTGCTTCGATCTTTGTATTGTGTTGATCGCAAGTCCATACACGACCTTTGTAATTCGTAGCGTTCATTTATTGCTCCTCATCGGATCTATTCGGTAGGTGTATCCGATAGGGCTAACCATACACGACTATGCCCCATAATCAACACTCAGCTTGGTCATAGTTTTACGGTGACTAGTCATTTATTAGTTAGACATTTACGGGCTAATTGTCCACAGAGCTGCAAGGGCTGCGAGATCTCGGACAAGGACAGGAGACCAGACAAAGACCAAAGACCAAGGACCAGAGACAGGACAGGGCAAAGAGATCGCTGAGATCGGTTAGTGAATAGCTGCAAGGGTTAATGGTTAGAGGTGCCAGAGCGGTAGCAAGCCCCAGCCTTTTCTATGAAAAGTTATCCACAGCTTTATCCACAGGCAGGGCAGGGCTGGGGATAACCTGGTCAGACCAGACAGGCCGACCCCCCCTTGTTGAATCTGACCGACTGTGTCCTGTTACTCCCCAACAAAAAATATTTGCTAAAGTGAAAGCTGCGATCTAGCCTCTGACCTGCGGTTATATATACTGTGATGAAGGTCACATTCTAAAAACGGGAAATCAAGTAAATTTTCTGCCTTATATATAGTAAGGGGCTTTAATAGGAAAGACCCTGAGCAGAAGGCGGTTGGCCTCTTACGAGGCCCCTAGGCCGAGTTCAGTCTTACCCCTCAGTTCGCTGTAGCTCCTTCGGGCGTTAAGCCCGACCTGCCCAGTACTTTTAGTGGGGATAGGTCTATCTACTGGTAGATGAAACCTTCCTCGCCTAGTATAAAGAAGATCCGATTCCGGCCCGTCCCCAATAAATTTTAGGAGATCACGTGGCTGACAATAGTGCCGACATCGCCAAGAGAATTATCCTTGGCTGTGTAGCTGAAGGTATGACCATCGAGCAGGCTTGTGCCTCAGCTGGTAAATCCATTAAGACTTACGAGTACTACCGACGTACCGATAAGGTCTTTACAGACAAGGTTGACCGAACACGGCTAGGCCTGAAGGACAAGTCCTTTGCCTCCGGTGATGTTCACGACTTAACCTTTGCCGAGTTCCGCGAAAAGTTCCTGCACTCTAAGACCTTCCCACACCAGCAAAACCTGGTAGATATGATTGAAGGCCGCGAACCTGGTTGGCTACACCCTTCTATGAAGTATGAGCCAGGGCTTGCATCTAATAGAATTTTATTGAACATCCCGCCCAACCACGCCAAGTCAATTACGATCACGGTGGACTATGTAACCTGGCAGGTAGTACGTAACCCCAACTTTAGAGTTTTGATTGTTTCCCAAACCCAGCAGTTAGCTGCCGACTTTCTCTACGCCATCAAGCAACGCCTGACTCATCCGATGTATGAATCACTCCAACAGGCTTACGCTGCTGGCGTAGGGTTTAACTCTAAGTCAGCTTCGTGGCAGGCAACCCGCGTCACCTTTGGTTCCGAGCTACGTGAGTCTAGCGAAAAAGACCCAAACATCGAAGCCATTGGTATCGGTGGTCAGATCTACGGTAAGCGTGCAGATATGATTATCGTAGATGACGCTGTTACCTTAAAGAACGCTAACGAGTTTGAGAAGCAAATCCGCTGGTTGACCCAGGACGTACGCTCTCGTTTGAACCCTACGGGCAAACTTGTAGTTATTGGTACTAGAGTTTCTGCAATGGACCTATACCGCGAGCTACGCAACGAAGACCGCTACCCTGGTGGACTGGTCCCGTGGAAGTACTTGGCAATGCCAGCACTTTTGACTACGCACGAAGACCCTGAGAAATGGGAAACTCTCTGGCCAGCAAGTGATGCTCCCTTTGATGGTCAGATGGAATCTGACAAGAACGAAGACGGCCTCTACCCTAGATGGAATGGTCGCAATCTTTACAATGAACGCCAAGCTATGGATGCAAGTACCTGGGCTTTGGTGTATCAACAACAAGATATCTCAGATGATGCCATCTTTGATCCAGTATGTGTGCGAGGTTCTATAGATGGTATGCGTAAAGCAGGTCGCTTGGTTCCTGGTAACCCAGGCCATCCGCGTGATGTTAATGGCTTTTCTTTTATTTGTGGTCTTGATCCCGCTATGGTTGGTGATACAGCCGTCGTTTGTTACGCTGTTGATAGGGCTACACATAAACGCTATATCGTT